TTTTGCGAAGTATGACATTGTATCGTCATCTTCTGTTGTATCCATTTGCTCTGCAGTAATTGGTACTGTAGGCTCTGGTACATTGGTCTCATACACTGGCTCGTTAAGCTGCTGTGTTTGCGCCATAGTAGGTGCACCCATTGAAGCTTCCTCACCAAGAACACGCATCAACTTTGCTTTGAGCTCGTCGTATGATTTGTAGTTCTTTGGATCGGTGAACTCACCGAGATCATGTATTTGATTATAGATTCCTTCCAATCTGGAGTCGTCTCCATCATAGAGAGGAGTTGCGCTTGCAAACTCTGACTTATCATAATTACGGTATCCTTCAACATTACGGATTTTCAATTTGAAATCTGCACCAGCCCAAAAGTCGAATGGGTTGATCGGTGTTTCGTCTGCAAACTCAGGTTGCATCGCATCCATAATTTTCTCGAAGATTTTCTTACCAAATTTATAAAGCATAACTTTACCTTCATTGGCAGGATTACCAGGATCTTGTACAATCAAAACATTGGTTACATAATGTAGCCTACGTTTCTGAGTTCGAGCAGTTTCTTTATCTGCATCAATACCAGAGTTCCAAAGGCGAGAGTTTAGTTCGCCAACTGGATCTGCTTGACCAATTGATGTAAGTGAGTTTTCGATATACCATAGACCAGTTGGTCCTTTGAAACCATGATCCCAATAACGAACCCATGGTAGTTCAACACCTTCGGCCGCAGGTAAGAAACGTAGTACAGCATAACCATTACCAGCTTTATCAACTGTAGGTTTCCAAATACGGTCGTCGCCGTAATTGTTTTTCTGTTCTGAAGATCCGCCAGCAGCTTCTGCTGCTTGTACGAGTTTTTGGATTTGATCGCGATTGCGCTTTAAATTTTCGAATGACATAGTCTTGTCCTTATAACTGAAATATTAACTGAAATATTATAACACAATTTGATTGTGTCGTACATATATTTATTCAAATAATGCACTATCAATTGCGTTAACCTTTGGCAACAAATTTAATTTCATTGCCTCTGCTTCGAGTTTGTTCTTAATAATTGGTGAAACAAACTTCCTTACATCTTCTGGTTCAATGTTATGCTTTTCACAAACCAGAAGTATTGCCTCCATGTAGCCGACAGTTTTGTCGACTACTGTTTTTTCTATAAGTTTAGAAAACCTAGACTTATTTAAGAATTGTTCTTCTAGCATACTTCCCCTTCTAGTTCTGGATCTAGTCCTGTGTAAGTGTATCCTAGATCTTGGTAGAACACACCGTATGAATATTTTGGTGTACCATCTGCATGATATGATGGAACCAAACAACGATAACGAATTTTATTTTGTTGATGTTCGCCGTAGAACATGTCTACATAATCACCAGTGCTAAGATACTTGTTAAGGTTGTTGATGTATCCTTGAATACGAGCAACTCTACCTTCAGCACCTTTCTCCTTCTTACGTAAAGAACTACGAGCTATAGCCAACTCTTCTTTTTGAGTTTTAATCCATTGCTGAACTTTTCTGAAATAGAATGGATCATCCTCTGGTCTATTCAAAGCATTAGGATGAATGCTTTTAAACTGAGGTGGATTATCCTTCAGTCTTTTTGCACGAGCTTTTGCCAATCTTTCAGCTGCAGCTGCACGTTGTTCTTCAGTCATTTTTCTTCTAGCCATACTTCTACTCCTCCGAATCAGTATACTATTATTCTACCACAAAACACAGGGAATGTAAACCCCTAAAATGCAATTAATTTAATTTTTTTTGAAATAATAGTAGTTGTCATCCATACGAGTACCTTTTAATTCTTTTACTGCTTTATCGTACTCCATGTCTGTAGGGATTATATCACCTATATCATCAGCTGCAATACCTGCTGCCATTGACTGAACCTGTTCTAGCATGTGCTTACATGTAGCGTGATCATAATTTTTACCACTACCTTTTGAATATTGATTTCTTACACGATGAGCTTTCACTGCAATATCATGCATTGACTTCAAACGTTTTATAAGATCTTCAATAGAATGTTTCATCTTCGCATTTTTGCCATATCTTCGGCATCCTTCTTACGAGTAACAGGTACAGCATTTGACTTATGCATAGTACCAATACCAATAATGTAGTCACCGGTATACTCGTTTGCTTTTGCTTTTGAACCATTTCCAGGTATGGCATCAGACGTCATCCTAGGACCAGTACTTAAATCTGGCATAGGTGCACGATAGTCTGATGCCCCACCCTTCACGCCCATCTTTTTAAGAAAGGCTTCGTGATGTGCCATAGCTTCTCGCCATCCAGGCTTGCGCTTAGCCTTATGTCTACCATGAACTTGTACACCACGAATCATATGCATACTCATTTAGAATCCACCTTTGCTTGAAATACTTCCATTGCTTCATTTAGATCGGCATAGCTATTACTTGATAAGCCATCCAATGGTTTTAATCTTACCACAAAATCTCCGGAAAGTAAACCCCATTGCCAATAATTTTTATTAAAACCTTCATCGTCTTCATAAAGCTCATTGACAAGGGCATAACCTTTGTAGGTGTAGACTGTATCAAAATCGTTGATCTTAATCCCAGTCATTGTCGAACCTTGTGGTTTCATGATATACTTCACCATAGTATTCCTTTGCGTATTTAGAAGCGTCAGTGTATTGATACATGTTTGATTCTTTAGGAACCTGCATGAAAGAACGATCAACCTTTGGAGGTTTAATTGCACGTGTTTTTTTCTTGACCGTAGCCAATTTTTTACGACGCTGATCGATTTTTTTGATTAGAGCCATACGCTCATCATAAGTATTTGCAACAGCCATTATACTAACTCCTCCGCTAATTTATCAAAACACTGGTCAATGTAAGTATCTGCATAACCATTAACATGGTGCAGATCGAAATACATGTCAGAATGAACAAAGTTCCAAAAAGTTGTTGTGTTGAAACCTTTTACAAGATTATCCTCAGACTGTACAGCACGGTTGAAAGATTGAATCACATCGTTTTTGATTGCTGTACCATCGTCTAGGTGAATTATCTGTGACATATTGTATCCTTTTTCCATTTGATATAACTATACTACCACAGTTAAAACCAAATGTAAAGGAAAAGGTTTCGTTTAAAAACAACCACTTACGTTTTTTTTCAAGAATTATATATTTTTCTTAAGTGATCTTCAAACGCGTCAACCCTACTGATTCGGTTTGGCCACAGAATATATTCTTTTTCGGGATTCTTTTTTAGATTAGTAAGTAACGGCTGAATAGCGTTATATAATCTATCTAGTTTTTCTTGCGTTGTAGTAGCAAGTTGTTCAGCATCATTGGCAAGTGCAGCCGTCTGCTGTACTGATTGTAACTCAGATTCATCTACTGCTGTGAATCCAAAGTCAAAGTCTAAGTCGTCATTCAAATGTCTTCCTCCAATCGCAATAAAATTGAAAGAGTCCGTATAAGACTGCTGCGAAAAAAATATCCCAACTCAAAAAAGCTTTCATCATATACCAGGATATTAAAGCTATCACGCCATAGTCATATGTTCTCATACGGACTCCATTATCTTTAGAAGGAGAATGTTACTCCAACAATCATGTCTTCTAGTTCAGATTCATTTAAATCCCAACCAGTTTTAAAGTGAGCGTCTAATCCATTACCTAGATTATAACCTACTTCGAGATCTAAGTCCGGACGATTACCTTCGTCTAACACTTCTGTAAGTGCGAACTCATCTGTTGTGTTGTACACTGGTACTGTCATGCCTGCTGACATATCGATTGAGTTCCAAGTGTATGCTACTTCTGGTGCCCATGTAACATCAATGTGTTCGGCATCGATGTTATATTCAGATTTGATCTCGTTGTTGAGAGCCAAACCCCACCCTAAATCCATAGCGTGTGCTGTACCTGTTGTGAGGGCAAGTACTGACCCTGCAGCTAGTAGTTTCTTCATAGTTTCCCTTAAGGTTTGAGTTTTAAAACTATACAGGGCTAACCTTGGCCCTGCGCGTGCTTATTACGTAGCAACCCGATTTGATTACAGACAGAGGAGCAACGAGTTTGAGAGGAGTTATATGTTGCTCAACTCTGCCTGTATTCCTGTGGATTTTCTTTATAATCCTGAATTAAATCATCAATCAATAAGCATACCCAATCTACATCTTCTTGGTCCATAGGTGGCAACTGTCCACTGTAAATCCCGATTGTAATTTGGTCTTCTATACTTGGCTTATTGCATTTACCTCTCTTAATAGGCATGTGGTGCCCATGTTGGATAAGGTGTAAAACAACTGGATTATGAACTTTTTCGTCACATAACATTGTAACCTCCTATCCCTATTTATATTTCTTTAGCTTTTCTGTTACCTCTTCTAACTCTTTTACTAATTCTTCTAGACGTTTCCATAGTATATATCTCTGTTTATCCCCTTCGTCAAGCTGACGATTAAAAATATTTACATCTGTGTCCATTTAGAATACATCTCCTCTTGTAATCTATAAGCTTCTTCTTCCCATGGAAATGCTTTGTACTGTTCAACTGTATTAAACATATAGATGTAGTCTTCACCTTTCCACGTTTTTACTATACCATCGTCTTTTAGGTGTCCACGCTCGTATTGACGAACGTGGACCAGCTCATGGAATAGAGCAGTTAATAGATCTTCTTTACTCAAACCTTTCTGTAAGTCTACCTCGTGGAATCCTTTTTCAATACTGTAGTGCAATCCATCGGTATCTTTATCAAGGTTAGTCAAGTTGATTTCAAGTTCAAGGTTTTTCTTACGAGGCATAAGATGCTCAATTGCAAAATATATTGCACCATTTACTAGCTGACGTTCTGCCGCGGTACCACCTTCAACACTGTGTACTATCATACTACTCTCCTTCTCATGATACTATTATAACATAGTGAGAATAGAATGTAAACTACTTATTTAACTCTATGCGAACATTTTTTTCTTTTTTTAATTTCATATTATCATGATTATGATGCCAAACAAATTCTGTATCAGGAAATTGTTTAAACATACCTTCCCATATTGGTCTCCAGTTATCGATCAATCGATTGTTATTAGTGTTACCTCTATCAGACTTTAAGACCAAATCAGAATAACTGCGCAGATTAAAATCAAACACACTATCAAATCCATAAAAGTGAACGACATCTGCTTTTCCTTTTTCTAATGCCCAGTACGCAGCAAAGTGTCCACAATTAAAATCTGTATAATTCTTTGCGTACTTAGGTTTCTTTGTGTAAAATTCTTTTATTCGACTAGCAACTCTCATATAAAACTTAGGAGACTTTTCACAATAAGCTTTTGGCCTTACACCACAGATCCACTCGCCGGGTGGATTGATTTCACCTTTATCAACAGCTCGCATAAATTTAAAATCTACAATAGTTGTAGCATATGCTTCAGGTACTTCGAAAGGTGGAAGGTTACACGTAAGGACCATACCTTTACGCTTTTCTTTACTATATAAAGGAGCATAATCTCCGTTACCAATAATGTGTGCAACTCTAGGCATCGATCTGACTCTTAATCACTTCTTTGCCTTTTGGTCCAGTCCAGTGAACCATTTTAATCGGGCCATTATATTCATCTTCATATTCATCCTGTATTTGTATTCTTAAAACATTGTACATATTAGGCATACTATGGATATGAGCTACTTTCATAATAGGATTCAACATAGAGTGTAATACTTCTTGATCACCAACTTCATTATGATTCTTATTAGCAGTCTTTAATGCCCATTCTCTTAATACCTTTGGTTTATGTATAAAGCCAACTACGCCGGAGTTGTGCCACACTTCTCCACGTCTCTTAGTCCATGGCTTATCTTCTACCATGCATAATTTATCTGGTACAATATGTTCGAATATATCGTCAATGTTATCTCTAATTTCTAAATCAATGTCTAACCATACACATTTTTCTACAGGTGCAAACCACATAGCTTCTGGTTTTAAGAACCATGACTTGTCTTGTTTGTTCTCCATTTCCATTACACCTAAAATAGATGGATGGTTCTGTACAAACTTTCGTTTACGTTCACTAAGACCAAAGTCAGCAAAGACAAACTTTGTTTCATTCTTGTGTTTAAAATAATTTCTTAGAAACCAATCAATCATCCATTCAGAATTTTTGTCAGCTCCAATAAGAAATGCTTTAGGGAATACTTTTCTAGACATTTTCAATCGTATATAAATCAGGGTTGTAGTTATGTTTAGCTAAACAGCCGGTTGTGTTTTGGATAGTTGTAAAGTTATCCTTAACTTCTACTGAAGGAGTAGACCATTCTTGTAACCAAGGGAAGTTATCAAGATTTAGAAAAACATCTGTAGGCGCTGGATTTTTCTGTGCCATTTCCATAAGCTGCCATGCGCCTGATGGTTTTACAATATAAGAATGAGCTCCACCAAAATATCTTTTTTGTGTCAGTGGACCCCAACCAATATGAGAACATTCATTCCATTTACCGTATGATGCTTTGCCAATCGTTCCGACGTGCTGTAGCAATGTTGTATGTGGAACATGATTTACAAACACAGCATCGTGCTCAAGTATTAGAAACTCTTCATTTTCAAATGCACACTTTTCCCATAACGAATAGTGCGAAAGAAAAGCAGCCATACAATTTTCATGCCTGGAATATCTCTCTTTAAAAGCATTTGGATCAATGCCTTTTTCTTTCATTATCTTTTCTGGATTATCTGCTGGAGTTGTAGCTTTCCAATGTTCAACTTTACCCATACCAAACTTCTTAGCAGAGTTTATTGTACGCTTTGCTGCACTCACAGAATTTTCATTATCCATGATTGTAATTACATATTGCTTTCCACCTATCATATTGTAGTAGTACTCCTCAGTCCTTGCACCTTAGTGTAGAATTTATTTGTTACGCCAAGTTTATCAATCAATTGATAACACATTAATGCATCATTTGGCCAAGCTCCATATGTTTTAGCAGCTTCTATCATTAACCTAGCACCTTCTGGTTTGATTATATATGCACTGTTTCCAGCTAAACCTTGAGGCACATTGAACTTATCAACTCTAGGTACAGGCCTTACAGGTCTCATATCATTTGTAACTTCAGTAAAATATTCTCGAGATTTTCTAGTAGCACCACGCGGATCATTGATTCCTATAATATTAAAATCAGATTCTAAAATATATTCTGGTTCTAGTTTTCTAATGAATAGAGCATCATGTTCTAGAACTAGAATAGGTTCTACTAAAGCTTTTTCCCATAATTGATAATGACTTAAAAAGCATGCAACACGTCTATCTCTTATAGCTGTAGGATAACCACGTAGCGTAAGACCAGATTTTAAATCTATTCTTTCACCTTCCCATGGATATGTCCACTCAAGCTTTAAGTATTCCATATGCGGTTTAGTAAATCTTGGTGTACATGCTGCAAACTTTTCTATTTCAAATTTATTTCCAACATCTTTCGAAGATTTAACTAACGCTTCATAAGCATTTACTGATAGCTCATTTGCGAGTAATGTTATACAATACGCCTTCATGCGCCATCCTTGGTTTTATATTGCCATTCATCTGTATGACCTACTGACCACTTTGGTTCAGTTTCAACTGCATAGTTTTGAGTACAGACTTTAAAGTCAGGTGTTTTTAATTTATCAGGTGTTAAGGAGCTATCTCTCCATACAACCCTATTGTTTGGCTGAGCAGCGAATTGACCGTTGTCAAGTCGTATAACATTGAAAGACTTGTGCTCTGGATCGTGTTCACTGAAGTTTGTGTCAAGGACGGAAGTATCGCGGTGACAATTATCGATTGTGAATTCGTACTCTCCTGGATGCATTTGTTTGTCTTTACCAAAAAACTCGCATCTACACAGTAGTGGCTTTTCGACAACTGTGATATCATAATCAAAGCAATCCCAAAGCTGAAGAACATCCAAAGGTAAAAGATCACCA